TTCCTTGCTACTGCAATAAAAAACAACACACTTGTACAGGCTATTGTAGTCTGTAACGCATTAAAAGACAACGAAAAACAGATAGAAATAATAACAAAATTAAGAGGAGCCATAATGGCTGTCCCTATTGCTGTATCAACTATCGCTTCTTTTATCGCTAACTTCTTTTTCTGGTTCACCTATACTCCATTCTATAACTGTATTGACTCTAAAGGATCTCCATGCTTTTTTATCCATAGCAAAACATACTAGATGATCTGAGTCTTCTGATATTTTGTCAATACTTATTTCTATTCCATTATCTTTAAGAATATCAGAATTCAATGTACATGGCATTATTCTGATTTCTTCACTGTTGATTTTTTTAAACGTCACCGTTACGATGCCTGCTCTCGCAGCATCTAAAAATTCATTTATATTCATTAATTTATTTTAAAAGCCCTATATCTAAAGGTTGCGGTACATTCTATATAATCTATATCAGCTGCTTGTGTTGTGAATGGCAGGTCTGAAATTGAGGCAGGATAAACATCTAAGAAAGATATTTCCATATTAGGATTCATGGCACTGTTTAATAATGTTAATGTAGCATCACTGAACACCCTCTCATCACTTCCAGGACTTTGTTCTTGGTCCCAAGCAGTACTTTTTTCAAAATCCTCTACTCTTGTGAATGAAAGGATCCAATTATATAATTCTTTATAGTTGTTCATGTCCTCATCAACTCTAAACGAAATTACTAAATCTCCATACGTGACTAAGTCACCAGGCATCTTAATCCTATTACTAAAAGGAGTAGAGACTTGTACATCTCCTACGTCCACAGCTGGAAGGGATACATTCTGTATGAAGTAGTTTACATTCGGCATCTTCTTGATTGTAAACTTACCACTTACTTGTGATAGGAAGTTAGTATTTGTTGGTTGTGATTGTGCCATAACAGTATTTATCTTCCCTTATTATGCATATAAAGTCAACACATAAATTAAATTTGGCCTGCTCGGTAGGACTTGAACCTACAACCCTTAGCTTAGAAGGCTAATGCTCTATCCAATTGAGCTACGAGCAGGTTAAGTTTACTTCTCGTTTACAAACTCATTCAATTCGCCTGCCACAGCAATAATATCCTGTGCGTCGATTGATTTTGTTACCAATGGTTTCTTATCATTTGGAAAGTTATCATTGTGCAGATAGACTGCATCATTCTTCCTTTGTAAGTTTTCGATTAGTATAGACTGAGCCATACTTAGTAAGTCGGCACGGATCTCGTACCCTGATTTTGGTTGTGACATAATTCCTCCTGTGTGTGTGAATGTCAGTAGTAAGTATACTACCTAACTATTTATAAGTCAACTATTGATTGTCACCTTGTTATAATTATATCGATTCTGTTTTTTAAAGTCTCCATTTAGCTTACCCTTTTGCTTATGACACATAGAGCATAACTCTTCACAATTATCTATTATATTGTTTAAATGGTTACCATCACTATGATCGATCTCAGTACTTCCAATTGCCCATGGTGCTTTATTATAATCGACTGGACATTCAAATCCTAAGTGTCCATCTTGATTCGAACATTTACCTGTCTTAAATGGTACTACATTTTCTTTGAACTTTTGTTTACCATATCCTGCTACGTGACATGAACTACAATAAGGTCTATATCTTCTACCAGTATGTGCTACAGGTTTATCACAACCATGATTTATACAAGTAGGTCGGATCTCACTCATAAAAATCTCTTTTAATTACAGTATAAATTACATACGCAAAAACAATCATTGATAATGTTCCAATAATTATCCCTTGTACATTTCCACCCCATAGTGGTTGGTTTAAAAATTCTGTCATCATTTCTCCTCTGGTCTTTGACCAATTTTTTTAAATGTCCTTCTTGCTTTACTAAACTGCTTGATAGGATTCTTAAAAACTTTATCATTATGCTGAACTAATTGTCCAGCTCCGTTGACATGATATATGCCATTAGCTACTGGTTGCTTACCCCAGTCAGTTGTTTCTTGAAGTATATCAATCATGCAACACTCCTATGTATTTGCTCATTGTACTCATTGTCTTCAACAAAAGTCTCTTCGTTAGGTACAAATTTAACCATTGACTCACCAGTCTCAGGACACTTGAACTTAACAATTTCACAATTATCCCAGAAATCATCATTACTCTCTTCTTGAGCAACTGCTGACACTACCATAGTCACTTCATCAATGTGACCTTGAATAAAGAAATCAAGAAGCATGTCACCAAAAGGTGTTCTTCCATTAGACTTCCATCTTATGATCCAATCATTATCAACATATGCTTCAGCAGCATTCCTAGCAACATCTTCATATGTTCTATTAGTGAAAAGACCTTGGTCGTTTCCTAAAGCTCTGTAGCTACGTCCTGCTAATAAGTAGCAATCCATAATGTTTACTCCGTTAGGTCTCTCAGACTCTTCTCTTGTTTTACCAAAAGAATCGAAGTTGTAGTAGTCTTTTTTTATTTCAAAATTTTTCATATTGTTCTCCTTACTTAACATACATCTATTATCCCAAATACTCGATTTGAAGTCAACAGTTATTACAAATTTTATTCAAAAAATTTATATGATTCATAATAACCACTACAGCCGATTGCAGAGTTATCACACCCTCTTCCATCACTCCAGATCTCTAAACCTATTTTGTCAAAAGAACTTCTAGGTAAAAACATTTCTTTGAATGTAGTATCTAAGTTTGATTCGTAAACATTCTTACCCATTCTACTAATAGGCTTGACAGTTAAACTGTTAGCAGATACTGCTTTTATGATAGCTGTAACAGTAAGCTCGTTATCAGTAAACTGACATGTATCTAAACCTACTTCTATATAATCTCTTAACCCTTCCATTACTTACCTCCGTAGCCTAAAGCTCTCATTGCTGGTTTAGGATGAATCTCTTCAGCCAATTCTAAGTATTGTTCTACATAAACATTCTTAACAAGGAAGTTGATCCATGCTTTGTAAGGCTTGTAGCCATACTTAAACCTAGCAATGAATTCTGGCTTAGGTAATCCTTTCCATGAAGGATGACATTTAGGATGTGCAACATCCATGTTGATTGAATTAGTGTGACGTCCTCTGTACATTAGATACATTCCATCCCACGTGAAGTCTTCTTTATTGAATTTAGTCATTTGGTTCTCCTTACTTAACATACAACTATTATCTCCTATAGTTGATTTGAAGTCAACGGTTATAACAAATTTTTGACGAAAAAAAAGGGAGCCGAAGCTCCCTTTAAGACTAAGTAATCAGAGATTACATAATGTTTTTAACTAATACTCTTCTGTAGTATTTGTTAGCATTGTCATCAAGTGCACCATCAGCGCCAAGGTCGTTGTCTGCTGAGGAGATTCCTCTAGCAAATGGGTTTTCAACAACACCATACCTTGTTTTGAATCCAATTTTTGGTTGGAAAGTGTTCTCACCAACCGCTCTAACCATTTGTAATGGTACGTACGGACAGTAGAATAATCCAGCGTCAAAAGCGCTTGACCCTTTATAACCAACAGTCATGTAATGTACACCACTTGTAGGAGTAAAGTATGGGTCGATAAATACTCTGATTCTTCCGTTAAGAACACCAGCAAAAGTAGAGCCAGTATCATCAACTTGTAGATTGTTAGAGTTAAGAGCAGGTGTATAATCTAATACGCCAGCCATTTGAAGTGCAGAAGCAACATCAGAAGAACATAACATGATGTTACCTTTTCCTCTTCTTGTTCCTCTTGCGATCTCATTAGCTTCTCTTTCGATTTGGAACATAAGACCTTTAAACTTCTCAACCATCCATCTACCGTTAGAGTCAACGTCTAAGTCGAAAGATCCTGCTGCAGCAACGTTTTGTTGTGCGCCAGTAACAGCAACTGTGTTAACTGTTCTTACGATTTCTCTGTTAATCTCTGCTAAGATTTCTGTTGAAAGAATGTTTGCAAGTTCTGTTTCAGCATCTAAGCCATGAATAGCTTTAAGATCCTGTGCCAGTTCCAGAGAATATTCAGCTTTCAGTGCACGTGACTTGGCAGTGACTGTTGCTTTCTCAATGGTAAAGCCCATTTCTGCAAAAGCCTC